TTCCCAAACCCAAAGATTTTGGTCTGCTCCTCTGCGTTCCAGTGGATCTTTAATAAAACTTTTTTCATAATATTCTAAATATTCATTATAAAATACTATATCACCAGATGTACTAAAGTCACAATCACATTCTTGTGCTGCTAGTCTAGGATCACCTAATAAAGCATCTTGGGCATCCCTCCATGATTGGTCTCTTTCTGGGTGTACGTACCATGGTAATTTAATAGGTAAAAAATCATTTTCTCCATTTTCAGCTTTAACCCAAGTTTGATGAAACCAATTACCTGTACCATAAGGTGTAGATAATACTATAGCTCCACCACCCGTTGCTAGGGTTTGTTGTGCAGAGGCCCATGTCTCAGCAATGTTGTCAATAAAGGCAGCTTCATCAATTATTAATAATGATACTGCTTCCGAACGTGCGGCATCAGCATTAGATGATTTTGCTTGTATTTTTGAACCATTAACTAATCGAAGTGATAATTTGTTATTTTCAGCTGAATCTACTTTAAGCCATGAGGGTAAATTTTCCCACATGAATTGTACTTTAGTTACTAAATTACGAGCGGTTGCTTGTGTTGTTGCTAAGGCCAGTACGTTTCTATCTTTGTGGAAGGTCATCAACCATAAAGAATAACCTGCGGCTAATGTAGATATACCTAATTGTCTAGACTTTAATATAGCACTATAGTCATTTTCTTGAAATAACGTTAATACTTTTTCTTGAAATGGGTATAAATTAAACTGTATACGACCACGTTGAGGATGCTGTATATAACAGTATTTACGCATAAAATGTACTGGGTCTGTAGCACATTTTAGATATTCTTGACGTATTACTTTTTTTAAATCAGACATATTATTTTACCAATATTGCAGTAACTATAACTGCTAATATCCCAGCACCCGTTGTTAGTTTATTTTTAAATTTTTGTTTTTTTAAATCCTGTTCTAACTTTTTAGATAATTCTTGGGATAAAGATAGTTGATCTGATTTAGTAGTTAATATAGAATTAAAATTGTTTACTTTACCATTTAGGTTAAATATAATACTATCTTTTAAAATTATTTTTTCTTGAAATAATTTAATTTTATCACCATATAATACTAATTCCTTTTTAGCCCCATCACCTTTAATAAGGTCTTTAATTACTAATTTGGCTATTGGCTTTTTTAATTGAATCGAAGTACTGTCTGTAACGGTCTGTGAAAAACTGTTCAAGCTCACTATCATTAAAATTATCGACAGCATCCACCTTTGTGCTAATTTCATATCTAAGGTTATTTATTTTATTATTTTTAAGATCTATTTGTTGATCTAATTTACCTATTTGTACGTTTAATGTATCAATTTTAAAGGTTAAATCGTTATTAATATGGTGTAACGAATCAACTTTTTGTTCTAATGCATTTATTTGGGAATTGTATTTATCTATATATTTTTCTTTATCATTTAAAAACCTAAAGACTAAAATACAAGCTCCTATAATTACAAATAAGTGATAATTTTTTCTTAACCATTTAAACATAACATTTTATTATTTATTTATCTATAATAGCATTTAATTCTTTCTTAAGTTTTGTTTTTTTCTTAAGATCAGCTACTATTTTATCTTTTTCTTCACCTTCAGCTTCTTTATATTTACGAGCTAAAGATTTCATTTGTTTAGTTAATTGAGCAAGTTCTTCTTTTGCTTTAGCTAAACCTTTTGTTTTTTTAAGATCTGATTTAGATGGTTCTTTATCTTCATCTTCTTTTAAATCTTCTTTTATAAATTTAGCTTTAGCAGCTTTAAAATCACCCTTATATAATTGTTTTACAATTCTACGCCCAAGAGTTTCTAAATCATCATCATTTAAACTATGTGGTTTATTAAAACCCGATAAGTATCCTTTACCTATATCACCATATTCAGCTGGGTCTATTGCTCCTTCTTCGATACCAGCTTCCTTTTTTACTTTAGCTAATTCAGCTGTTGCCTTTGTTAGTTCTTCAGTATCTTTAATATCTTGTTGGGTTGATTTATCCTCAGCTAAGATACTTATAATTTCTTCCTTAATAAAAGAAGCTAATTTTGATTTTTTCATTAGAGTATGTTTTTGTTATAAATATGTTAAAGATTAGTAAACTTTAATATTTGTTGTATTCGATCTTCTGTTGATCCTGATAGTACTCCTAAACTACCAGCTTTGTGTCCATGTTTTCTAATAAGTGTAGTAATAGTAAAATCAATTAAATCTCTATAATGCTCATCTGTTTCACGAACACCATTATCTTCAACCGGAATACCTTCAGGAGATATATAAAAAATATAATCATATTCTCTAACAAATTCACTAGCATATGTTTCAAATGCTTCTTTATCCTGATGGTTTATTGACTTAGCATTCATTGTAAAAGCCATAACGTCAAGAACTGTTCTATCTGTAATAATATCAGTTTGGATTAATTCAGCACAACGTTCAGCCAAGAATATAGTTTGACCTTTTAATGTTGAATCTGTATTGAGTGGGATACCTTGTTCCATCAAGTATTTAGAACGCTCTGTTCTAAACATATAATCTTTAAATTGCTTTGTTTCTTTTAAAGCATTTACTAATGTAGTTTTACCTACACTCATTGTACCACATAAACCTATTTTCATATCTTAATTTCTATAATCGGATA